TCAATAGCATAATGGTCAGATGAGCAGTTGATTATCACGTTGCCGGAGCACACTGATTCATCAGTGCTTGTATAGATGATTGAACTCTCGTCATTACACCCCGCCGTGATGTTCTCGATATAGTTGTTGGCGATCACCGCCCCGTGTCGAATGGCTGAATCTACATTCTCCCCTGAGGCATCACGAAACGTGTTGCCTATTACTATCCAGGTGTGATCCAGATGCGTGTGGCACATCCGATACATGTTGCCTTTGAAGTGGCAACCGGTGATCAAAGTATAAAACTCCCTATCCCCAGCAATGCGACCGGTGCCTGCTATCCCTTCGTTTAGACAATTTTCGATCCAGCAATTGCGAATAACACCGTTTGCACAACTCACGGTAGCATCATAGGCATCAATCAGAATTCCACACGCCCCTTCGTCGTGCTCGATTCCCCAACTCCCACCCGGACTGTACGTCAGATTCGTTCCGTCAATTCGCAAGTTGCTTATGAGAAATCCATCAGCGGTTGCTCCGCTCGCTCCTGAGTCGCCTCCGATTCGAAGAAATGTATCCGACATTCCGGTTGTGGTTAGTCTCGATGATCTGCCGTGCCCTGTGAGTGTTACGTTCGGCTTGTTGATCAACACCTCTGCCGTGCAAACAATGTTCGTTTCCGCTGGGATCACGATCGTGCCCCCGGTCCCGGGCAGTGCATCAATTGCCGATTGTAGTCCAGCACTCGTTGCAGCGTAGGTTGTACCGTCGATAAATATCGCATCATTCAGACTCGGCACGACCAAGGTCCCGGTTCCGGCCGTGGTGAACACGATATCGGTGTTGGTCTCAGTGTTGTTATGGACAACATTAGACCCATCCCAACCGAAATTGTATTCAGGCGGCGTGCTGGCTCCTGCCGTGTATACCCCAGTCGCCGATTTAACGCCGATATCGCCGGTGGTATAAATGTTATACGCTCCACCGTCTAGATGCCCCCCCAGTTCCGGCGTGGTGTCGTCGGACAGATGCTCCATGCCGTGAGGGATGGCCTGAGCCTGCCCCGGAGCCGGCGTAGGCGTCGAGAGTAGCGTCAGCGATGCAGCCGACGCCAGCAATACCGTTAGGATCACGATGCTACAAATCTTGCCGCCCATCACGTACCCCCTGAAAGCTGCTTCTGGACGTCCTTGGTCACCTGGATTATCTGCTCGGTGTCCGCCTGAATCGCGTCGAGCGACTCCTGAGCGGTGGCATGCTCTTGTGACACGTTGCCCGTGAACTCACCCATTTTTTTATCGAGCGACTCGATCAGATCCCGTGTGCCGGATGAGTTTTCGGCCATGGCCCGGGTGGCGTCGGCGATAGTCTTGAGCGACTGCTGGTTAGACTCGTTTGTTGCCTGTGTGCTCGCGACACTTTCTTTGAGCGTATCCAGCAAAAACGCCCGCTCCTCGGTGAACGGCACGATCGTACACGTCCAGACAACGAAGCACAGCACACAGACGGCCGCTGTCGGCAGCCCTATTTGATTGATGGTCTTCAACCAGACATTCATGTCGCCGTTCGCCATGGCGCTGCCCCTGCTTAGCAAGCTGCCGCGAGACCTGCACGCAGCATGGATTCGTTGATATTCTGATCACCCAGCCACACGATGGCCAGATAGCGGCCGTACTTGCCCGTTCGGTCCTTGTACGTTTCAATCACAATATTCTGGCCTAAAATTACCGACGCCAACGCATTCCGGGCCGCCACACCTTTGGCTTTCTCCGCCTCACTGACTGCCCGAATCTCCGGAGCATCAATACCCATCAGCCTCACCACGACCTTGCGAGCCCAGATCCCCATGCCCATCTCTCGCGACTGAACCCGAGCCACACCGTCCTGAAAACCTCGGTCCGAATAACCGTACGCCAGCCCACAGAATCCACGCTACCGCCAGGGATGTGCCGTCGGCCAGCATCGCCTCCCGAAACATTCGATGCACCCGCCAACTCGGCGCAGTCCGCTTTTCGCAATAGCAATCATGCAACACTGTCGCCCGTCGATACCGCCCGACGTATGCCGGAAACAACCTCCGCAGAAACCAGCCCGTTGACGCTCCGTTGATCACCGATTCTTTCTCCGCCACCCACTGCCGGTGGCGACGGTCACGGAATGTGACGCGCTCGATCAGCCGCATATTCCGGGGGTGATCCGGCAGCCACGTAGTTTTCACCGCGCCGAAGAATATCCCGTAATAGGTCGATTCTTTCATGACGTTGCCCTCCGCCTGACCTGCATTACACCGTCCCGGTGTCGTGTGTATGCCACCGTCTCAGCACCAACTTCCGACAAGCATCTCAATACCGCTTTCCACTCGGATGGCTTCGGGGCTTTGGCCACCCCCAACACTTCCACCGTCTCTCGGTCAACGAATCTGCACGTTGCCGCCCATGTGTATGGATCACCGTGCTCCCTTCCCTCGTCGAGTACCCGGATCACGCCGGATAGTGGCTCGAACAGAGCTACTTTTTTGCCGCGATGCCGAGCGCTTGCAGCTTATTGGTCATCCCGAGAGCCCCAGCATACTCGACGCCATAATTGTTAAGCGACTCCAGTAGTTTCACCATCGCAGCCTGGACAGCCACAACATCATCGTACCCCATGTCGTGGTAATCGAGAACGCAATCGAAAAACGGCTTGGGTGTGCCGTCTTCGCTGATCTCCTCGACTTTGAACGGGATCGAGATAGTGAATTTTTTGGCGGCGGTTTTCGTCTCGTTCGGCATTTATCATTACTCCGGAGAAACCAACTCCAATAGATACTGCGTGTCCGTGTCCACTGATTCGATTGCCGCCGGTTTGCTGAACGCTCCAGCCATCCAGGCGGGGATTCCAACTCCACTCGCACCAATAGCCGCGGCCAGGAGTAGCGGGGCGGCTTTCGCGAGCAGGCTGGGTTCTGGTTTGGTTGCGGGCTGCATGGCAACTGGGGCCGCTGGCGTTGCCTCCTGGTGGTAATGTACCTCATCGCCAACCCGGATCTGCATGTCGTCCTCCAGGTCCGGTGGATCGCCCGGCTGGCCCAATGTGCCATCCTGTTGCTTGAGCGCACCTCGACGAAGCAACTCGCGACTCTGTAGCATTGCTCCGAACTGTCCCATGCGCTCAGCCAACTTCCCTTGATACCACTGTCGCATCACTCGTTCCGGCGGCGTCTCGGTCGCGTTGTCGGGCACGCTCCACCTCCTCTGCGGATTCGTTGGCCAACTCGTCGATCACATCTGGAATGCCGCGCCTCATGTACGCGGCATCCAGCGTGACCGAATCGTGAACCACCTTGGCTTGATCGAGCATCATTGTGTGGGGGCAGTTGCGGGAACCGGCCCGGCCGGCGTAACTCTCGACGCCACCTCACGCACGCCAACGGCCTCGGCCAAGGAGACCAGGTCCTTGTCTTGCAGGTAGCTGTAATCCGCTGCCTTGCTGACCGTCACCGCGTCATTTTGAAAACGAGTCATCGCCTGACCCATTCCTGCCATGTTCTGGTCATGCAGACCTCCAAATTGTGCAGTTGCTTCAGCCATTACTTCAACTCCTTCTCCCGGAACGGGAATATCAAGTGTGTCCTCTGGCATCACGCACCCTTCGGACGAACTGGTACGAGGCGTAATTTGAGCGGTGTTCCGCCAAGGTGGTGTGTCGCCTCTTGGATCACATCACCTTCCGCGTTTATCGTTTGCAGCACCACCGGCGGCAATAGACCAATCAGGATTTGCAATTGGTCATCGGACAAATTCGCGAAGTCAACAGAGTCGCCCTTGGGACCACGGGCCCCGGGCGGACCGGGCTCGCCAGTCGCACCCGGAGGACCGGGTAGAGAGGATGCCGTTGCCAACTCGGCGATGGCTACCGCGTTCTGCTTGATCAACCTGAGCAGGCTATCGTAATCGGGCACATGGCCCGTGGTGTCCTCTGGGTCGGGAAGCTCGTCGGCCTCCGGGGTATTCTGTAGTTCGGCCAGGGCCGCCGCGATCTCTTCGAAGCTCGGACCGAATGTTTCCGTCGCGTCCCCAGCACTGATCAGCCCGAGCAGGCGGCCGTCAGACGTGAGAATCGGACCGCCTGACTGGCCGCTGTCGGCATGGACTTGCACCCGCAGCGTCCGATGAGGTACTCCGCCGAGCAACGCACCACGCACCCACCTCAGAGTCCGGCCCGCTACGTTTCCGCCCGCCCATAGCACCTGGCCGACGACGGGAAATCTGGTCGCCAACGGGAACGCGACTGCCCCAGGTGGGCGACGAATTAGCAGCAGGGCCAAGTCGCATTTGTGGTCCACTTGCTTAATGGTGGCCTCGTAGCCGTCGCTGGCAGACACCCAGACAGCAACTTTGGTGCTGTCGCTCGTGAACCCGTGGGCCGCAGTAGCCACGACAGCCAGACTCTCGGCCTCCCACACCCGGACGACGCAGCCCGATTGAATCGATACCGAGCCGTTGCGGTCGTGGATCCGAACTACCGGGATCGACGAATGTCGCGCCGGAGCCGCGGTTCGCGGCTGGACCGCGCGACTCCAGCGAGAGCCGGACGGACATCGCCCGTCGACGCATCGCCCGTCGACGCACTGGCCATGAGCCTGGCCCGCGAACAGCAATAGCGACAGTAAAACAACAAGTCTCATCGGCTTTTTCCGTTTTTCAGTTCGCGAAAAGAGACACGGGTTAGCTGTTCTGCCGACATGCCTCACTGTCGCATCGGCGCGAACAGTAGTTAGCCTGAAACATCGCTTCGTGGACGGCCTCAGCCATCAGTTGCACGGTCTCGTCGGGATCGGCCTCCGGCGGTTCTGCTTTGCACGCCTTATACATCCGCAGGGCTGTTTCCCGGCAGATATCGGCCATTATGATTCTCCCTGAAAAGGCCCCCGCCGACCCGGCCGCAACCAAACCGGGCCAGCGAGGAGGGGGGGCAGGTCTGCACTCAACCCGTCTATCGATTACAGACCGGTGAACTGCATACAACGCCACCAATCCATGTCCAGATTCAAAGCCGCGTCACCAGCCCCATCCTTCACACCGAACGTCGGCGTCATGAACACGGCATCGGGAAACGCAGCCGCGTCCAAGTCGGTTTTGGCGATGTGACAGACTTCCGCACCATCCACGAACCACGTCAACCGACGCGGATGCGGGATGTAAAGGAAGCCCACCTTCACCCAGGTAGCAGCCGCCAGCGTCCCAATCGCGTCCAGGTCGGTGTTTACCGCCCCGTCCACCTTGGTTTGACCTGACGCCTGATACATGGCGTCCAATGCGGTGCTTTCGCCGTGGAGATGCTGAAAACCCACAAAGTCGGCCGTTGCAAACACGGTCTGCGTGTCGTCAGCGAACATCTTGTCGGTGATTGCCGCCCCGGCGGCTCCACCAATAGCCAGCCCGTTGAACCACGCCCATTTGTCAGCGGTCGTGGCACTGGGACGAATGTACGCCTCGAAGGCAACACAGTCATTGAGTAAATCGAACGCGCCAACGTCCAGCGCGTTACCAAGCTGGATAACGGCCTCGTCGTTTTCGCCGTTGCCGTCGATACTTAGCCTCACGATGCCGGGGTGGTTGGTTTCGCTCGTAATTTGCTCGACATCACAACCGGCGCTCTGTAGATGAACATAACCATCGGTGAGCGTCGTTCCACTGAAACGCATAAAGTCATCGTGGAAGCCGAAGCCGCAAGAGCGATCCCCGGCTAGGATTTGATCCACTGGGATGTTGCCCCAGATGTTCTCGCTCGGCCCGTACAGGTTACTGCCGGGCATGAAGGGTCGATTTCCCATAACGTATTTCCTCAGTCAGTTACTGGTTTGTGTTGAGCTTATCCATCACCGAGCAAGACCCTAGTCTTGTTCGGTAATAGTCTCGCTGCTGGTAACGGCGAAGTTCTGCCGCCGGTCGAAGCAGACGATCTGTCCGCTGTCGTCCATCACTCGCCAACGGACGTTGTGTTTGTCCTTGTCCTGGTAGGGCGGACGCTTCACCATCCGCAGCCCAGAGGCGAAGTAGTAGTGGAACGTGCTCCAAGTGACACCCATTACAATCCCATCGGTTCGGGCCGTCCCGAACGTCTGGTTGCTCCACGCGGGAACCCAGAGCAACGGCACGCCGCGAATCAAGACGGCACCCTTGTACTTGGCGACGTCGCTTTGCACGTCGTCGTTGTGGTTCTGCGCGATCGACCGCGCCTTCTTGAGGCGGCTATAGGTGGTCAGCAGTTCCTGGCCCGGCTTCCCGCCCGGGGCAAGCTCGGCGTAATCCTGGGCCGGCATGAACGCGCACTTATCCATGCACTCGACAATCGTGTCGATGGCGTCTTCCTCGGTAAAGGCGTCGTAGACGCCGATACGGTTTCGCCAGCCGCTGTAGGTCGTACTGAGAATGCCGCCCGTGCCCACGGACGAGAACCCGTAGGGGTCCATCCCCAGAAAGCCCGAGGTAGCGCCGGACGGAAGCTGGTACGCCGCGTCGTTGTTCCCGTACCCGCTGGCCGTGTTGTAAGGCTGAATCCACCACAGAAGCGAGGAGGGTGGCCGCGGAGACTGTGTCGGACTGTTCGGACCAGGCCCGAACATCAGCGCCTCCATGCCCGCGAAGTAATCATTGTACATGGCGTGCTCTTGCACGTTCATGTAGTTGATGATCTGCGTTTTCGAGGAGCGGAAGACCGCTTCCGTGATGTCGTAGGTGTAGTTGGTCGTGTTCTGCGACCACGCCATCTCACCATGCGTCAACAGATTGGTCCGATTGGTCGTATCGTCCGCGTAAAGGCCGGTCAGCTTGAAGTTGCCAGGATTGGTGACCTGGAGCTTCCAGTTGACCAAGTCTCCGTCCACCTCATCGGCCTGCGCCCTGCTGAACAACCGCTCGGCAAACCAGTATTTTTGCAGCGGCATGGAAATGTCTTTCCACCGCGACCTCTCGTATTTGTGCAAGACGGCTTCGAGGAAGTCGTCTACCTGATCAACTGTCAGATATGGCATGGAACGAAACTCCTATCGTGAAACGGCACGCATCAGCCGGACCGCTCGGAAACCAAGTCGTTGAACAGCTTGTCGAGCTCGGGGTCGCTTTTGATCCGGTCCACAAGCTCCAGGTTCGGATTGGGGCGCTCCACCGTCTTGGACGGCATCCCGCCACTTCTCCTCGCTGACTGTTTCTTGAGCTTCTCCGTGCGTTGCCGTTGCTCTTTCTTGAAAATCTGGTCGCCGAACTCCATACGCACGGCGGCCTTCAAAAACTCGGGGGTGGGAGGGGCCGACTTATTTTTGGCCGCCAGAACTTGGGCATGGATCAAGTGGGCGTCGATGGCCTTGTTGATGTTCGCCGTTTGGGCGTCGGTGGCCGGCTTCCCCGGTTCACCGAACAGGTCCGCGTGTCCCAGCGTATGCAACGACTCGACCGCTTGACGGTAGACGGTGTCCGCCGCCGCCTGCTTCTGTTGGTCCAGAAGCCCGGCAAGGGCCTTCGTCACGCCGCCAAGCTCCGCCCCCACCGCTTCCATGAAGTCGTTGAGTGGCTTGGCGACCTCCGGGTCGAACTCCTCCCCGATCTTGAACTTACTCAGATCCTCCATCGCGCCAGCCGCTTTGGGAGGCGTCTCTGGGGGTTCCTCAGCAGGTGGAGGTGCTTCCTCCTCCGCTGATGCAACCTTGGCGGCTTTACCAGCGGCGACCACGTTTCGATCCAGAATCCTCAAAACGCGATCGAACTCGTCACGCGAAGACAACCCCTCAAGGTCGTCATTCGTGAGACCCATCGTACTCGCAAGGCCGCGGACCTCGTCGTCCAGCCAGTCGGCTGGAGCCTCTTCTTCTTCGTCCTCGGCTTCGCCCTCGCCGGAAGGAGTCTCATCGCCCTCCTCCTCGACGGCATCGGCATCGGCGGGAGTTTCATCGCCGTCGCCGGGTGTTTCGGTTTTTGGTTCTGGCTCTTCTTCTGCCTCCGACTTGGGCTCCGTCGCCTCCTTGACGAGGGCATCAACGTCCGCCTCTCGTTCCTCGGGCGTCATCTTTCCCCAGTCCGAGGTGGACTCTGAGACCACCTCTTCGCCCTGAACGTCGGTCGATTCGGTTGGCGTGTCGGCAATCATCTCATCCTCGCTTTGGTGAAGGTGGCGGCGGGTGCCCTGTCATGGGTCGTTTAACCATCGGTTTAGCGCCTTGTGCCCGCCGCCACGTAAATTGTCAGCCGTCCCCGTAGCCCCCGTCCTCGTCGTGGAGGCTTCCCAGCTTCAACATCCGCCCCAATACGGGCATCGCTCGAGCGCGCGCCCGGCGGGAAGTGATCGTGCACTTGCCGCGTTTGTCCCACTCGATTCCACTAATCCCGTGGGCCTTCATCGCATCGTTCATGAGCCCCGCTTGAGCCGGGTGGCAACCCATTGAAAGCGAGCTTCCGGGCTTGCCCTCGCCGTACCCAGCCGCGCAGCCCGGGCTCCGTGATTGCGCCCGCGGGAACATCGCGGCTTGCTCTTCCTCGTTCAGCCAAACCGGCTTGCCGTCGATGTAGAACAACTTTTGCTTTGCGGATCCCATTTACTTACCCGACTCCCGCGACTGTTGGTTGTTGCTGACCGCCTAGACGACCGCCCTGCATGAGTTGGGAGAGCACGGCCGCCGCGCCTTGGCTGCTTGGCCCGGGGGACCGGTTCGTCCGCACCGTTTCTCGGCTAGTGACGGCCGGTTTAGTGGCTTGGTTCGCCCCTCCTACCTGGGCGGTGGCCTCGGGAGACATATAGCGGAAGATTCGCGTCAAGTCGGGGAGGTTCTCGTACTCCGCGGCCAACTTGGTCAACTCCTTGATGTCCAGTACGCCCGTCTGCACCAAGGGCCAGACGGTTCCCACCGCCTGAACGAACTCCAGAATTTTCGCCAGTTTCGCCTCCGGCGGACGGTAAACCATACTGACGGGCTCGACCACGAAGTCATAATGGTTCTTAAGCCCCTCGCGGTCGCCCGGTCTCCAGCTTGAGTCCACGTAGACCCCGCTGTTCCCAACCTCCCTGGAGGACTCGATTTCCAGGTACTCATCGTCGAACATCAGCCCGCCGATTTCGCGGGCGATTTCGCCAACCCAGCAGTTGACCCGGTCCCGCATCTCGACGATTCGGCCGCCGGCGCTGTTGCGAAGGATCTTCTCCTGCCCCAACGTATCACCCTCGGAGCCAAGCCCTCCCAAGACGCGCTCGTTCCCCGCTTGGGTGTTGTAAATCTCCTGCGCGGCCAGGAAGAACGCATGGGTATTGCCGTCCACTCCCGGCGTGTTTACCGCCGCTACGCTCTTGGGATCGCGGCAGAGCCAGTATTCACCATCCTTGGCCTGTTGCTGGCGCTGAGCGTCATCTTCCCCGCCCGGCGGGAAAGCCGTCGTGTTCTTCTGTCTGGCCGCCTGCGCTGACAGCTTCCGGTAGAGCCGGTTGCTGAGGTCATGGAGGGCCTTCAGGTGATGCGCGGGCGTGGTGGGGATGATATTGTCGGGCACCAGGCCCAGTCCCAGAAACTTGTACGGCCCGCGGCAATCCGGCTCTCCTTGACTGACCTTCAGCGCCGGCAAATCGGTATTGCCGGCATCGAAGGTGATTGTCTGTTTGGTGCTCGGGATGTAGACGTCCTCGAGCCAGACCATCGGCTCCAATTCGTCATCGTCCACCGCCATGCCGGAGGCAATCTCCGCTGCTCGCGTGCTGCCCTCTTCCGCAACGTACTTGGAGGTGGGGGACACCTTCTTGGCCACCTTCTGGTCGAAGTCGTCCCGCTCCCTGAGCTTCCAGTAGGCCATGCGGTATTTGTGACCGCAATATCGCATCTCCCGGATATCCTTCACCGCCATATCCAGAATCGCGTCATCGGGCGAGACACGCGAAGCCCACGGCTTTCCGGGGTCGATCCAGACATTGTCCTCGATCTGGACCGGTCCGGCGTCGGCCATGGTGACGTGGACGATACCGAACAGAAAGAAAGCATCCAAGACCGCTGCCCGTAAGGTCGTTTTGACGTCTATGTTGGCAAGCAACCGGTTCAGGTTGACCTCGTACTTGCGACAGAACGGCCACGCTTTGACGTTGGGCGAGTCGATGTTGACCTGGGGGTTGTTGAACGCCAGCGCCGTACTGTAGACGTTGGCCGTCGTGTTGAGCTTGTTGACGTAGGTCAGACGCCGGGCACCGTTGGTCGAGTACCATGACCCCACGAAGTCTTGGATCATCAAAGCCCGGGATTTCCGGAACGGTGCCAAAGCCTCCCGAGACGACTTCTTCGCCTTGTGCAGGCGATTCCGGTCAATCTCGTTCCCTACGTCCCATGCCATGAGTCGGCTCACCTGGTTCTAGCCGGGAAGACCCCAAGAAAACAAAAAGCCCGTCGAGGTGTCGGCCCCGACAGGCCCAATGTCCTCTTGGGATCCCTCTCACTATCGCCCGGCCGGACGACAGTAAAAGTTTCCCGGGTGAATTGTACCGAAAACGTCTAGTCCTGGCTTTCCTCCACCGGCACGAACGCCTGTTCCAATGCCGCTTGCACGTATTCGCGAGCTTCCTTGGCAACACGCTCCGGAGTGGCGGGCTCCGTTACCCCGATGTTGCCCTCGGCGGCGTAGCCATTGGCGACCCGAAACTGGGTCAGGTTGACGACCGTGGGGATGTAGATATTCAGAAAGACCTGCTGCTGCATGGCCTGAGCCTGAGCCTGAGCCTGCTGTGCCCGGGCAGCCGCTGGTGGGAGTCCTAGCGCCGAAGGGTTCGGCGTCTTGAAGTTCGCATTCCGCATGGTTGCTCCTATTCAGTTTCAGCCCGAATACCGAGCACGGATCTCAGATCAAACTCCCCGTCTTCGTGCTCATTTCCGCTCCGCGAACGAAGCCCTGCCTGCTGATGTCGCCAAGCGAAGCACCCGTATGGTGGTTCAGCCTCCATGCTTTCTGGAGTCTTGTCAAGACCAATAGTTGAACGCCGGTCCCCCAACAGGAGGTTCGCTACCCCCGCTGCGATACAACGGTCCCCATGGGAGGCGGGTGCAATACTAGCCGCTCGGCTGGCCCTATGCACGATCTTCCCCTTGACCCATTCGTACTCTCCGCACTCGACAATCATCTCCGCCGATCGGGGTACGTATACGTCCTCCTCCATCGCCAGCCCGAGGGCGTCGAACAGCCGTTCTTTGTCCTCGTCGGTCCTGTTGGCCCAACCCGGGGTGCGGTGTTTACCCGTAGCGCCGACCGCGTCGACGTCCCGGTAATAGATATTCCCGTAGCGCAGCACATCCATCACCTCGTGGCCGAACGTCGAGCCGGTTGGACCGGTCAACTCCCAGCCCAGATACGCATTTCGGAGCCACCGGCAGAGCCCCACCACGATTCTGGCGAACTTCGTGGGCGGCATGCCCCGGACCACGTATTCCATCACCTGCTCGCCCGACAGCATATTCACCCCCGAGGCCACTGAATTGCTGGCCGAATCGCTGTGACCCCCGGCCGCGATGTCGCATCCCACGCCGAAACGTCCCGGCGGAGGACTATGCTCCAGCCCCGGCGTGAACCACAACGAAAGTGGCCCGCCCGGCTGCGCGATGAGCCCGCGTAACTCCATGGTGTCGCCGTCGAAGACTGCTTTGCCCTGCCACACCGGCCGATGGCAGCATTTCTCCCGCATCCGGTCTAGGACGTCCAGGGCAAAGACCTTGCCCACGGCTCCCCGGGGGTCCATGTCCAATTCCCGGGCGATGTACTGAGGCGTGGCCCCCGGCAGAAGGCAGTGCGAATCGTACCAGGGCGACCGGAACTTGCCTTCCAGTTGGTGCCCACGACGCTCGATCCTCTGAAGCTGCCTCGCAAACGTCCGCGCGTAGTCCGTCACGGCCGCCTGCTCATCCGGATCCACCGCCACCGCGATACCTTCCCGCATCACGTAGGCATTACGGGTCTGGGTCGGGTTTTCCTTCCAATCCATCCGAATCAGCCGGGGGTTCTCCGGGTCCTCGGCCGCCTCGTAGAACACGCCGTGCTCACCGCCGTAGGTGGAGATCAAAAATATGCATTTCGAAACGTGACTGACGGCCGAGAGCGCCTTGTAGTCCTTCCCTGCCGACGAAAACTCCTCCGAGCCGATCTCGTCCATCACGAAGACCGTCTTTCGTCCACCACGCCCCACGTCGCCCGTGGCTGAATACCCCTGGAAAAGTGCCCCGGTGTCCGGATTGGTGATCGTATGGTCCGACAACGACCGATGATCCCTCTCGTTGAACCCGCGAGGCAACACCCACGCCGGCAACTGCCGCATACCCCACCAGACTTTCCAGAGAATCGCGTCCGAGTCCGTTTTCGAGTCCACCAACTGCTCGTTCCGGGTGACGATACCGGCCGAGAATATACGCTCTTTCAACCATCGCCACATCAGCACGTAGATGTACAGATACGTGGCCCCCTGCGCGCGACTCTTTGGGACCGTCAACGCCACCGGAAGGTCGCTTTTCTGCGACTCGGTGATGGTGTCGTTCATCATCTTGGCGACGGGAATCTGTAGCGGCCAGGGAATGAACGGAATCGTCTTGACCTCGGCCCGGGGCTCTATCAGCCAACAGAACGCGGCCAGAAAGAACGGCAGATCGTCCATCGCCGCGGAATAGAGAGCCCGTCGAACGTGCCGGTCCTTGGCGGCCACCTGGCGCATGTGAATCCGCCAGACAAGGTGGTCGTCAACGTCCTGGGGAACGTAGTCAATCAGGTTTTGGGCTGTCGACATCGGTCTCTTCAGTAGTGTCCTGGGGCTCCTTCGTGCCCCTCAGTTCCTCCAAAATCCGCTTGATCTCCTCGATCTTCACCTTCTCCCGGCGAACGATATCATCCTCACCCCCGGCCCCCGGCTTCACCCGCTGGAGCATGTTCATGAAGCCCGCCCGGTTTGTCGCCGCGAACTGCATCAGGTTCCTCGCCCCGTGGCTCGGCGCCGCCTTCTGTGCCCGGTCCCAATGGAACTCCGGCTCCCTGCTCCCCCGCTCCTCGATCACCAGAACCATGTTCTGGTGGACCCATTCGACCTCCGCGTCAAACGAGGCCGACTCTGGAATCGTCCCCCAGGAAGGCGGCACGCCATGTCCACCACCGACCTCGGGCTCCCGGCTCTGGCCCTGAGACTTCGAACCCTTCTTCCTCCCGCGCTTCTTCGGAGGCGGAGGAGGAAGCGGTGGGTACTCCTCAAGAGCCCGTTCAAACGCCCTCTCCTCGGCCTCGGCTTTGGGCAAGTCATCGGCGAAGAACTCCAGGGTCCAACGCTTGCGGTCAGCCACTACCTTTCGGATTCGTCCCTCTCGCTTCCAGCGCAGTGCTGCCTCTCTCTTGGTCTCACTCACCATCAGCGCCTTTTATGACCGGGAACAGATCTTTGGTTGTACCAGTATCCCACTCATTGAATTCTCCTATGGAAAAAGTAAAGGTGCTTGGGCTCGGGGCTAGGCATGTTCTTTCATCCACTCAAGGCAATCAGCGTGATAAACCACATGTTTCATGTCGCCTGCATCCTCTCCAAAGCCTCGCGCTCCGCAATCACCCGCCGGTCACCCTCCGTCAACTCCAAGTCGCCAACCGTTATCTCCCGCTCGCGCAATACCCAACGAACGCGAAACCCCTTACCAGACTTATTACCCACCTCCTCCTTCTCCCAACCATGCAACAAGAGCGTGTTCCCCGCCCCCAAGAACACCAGGATAGCCTCACGCACTTCAGCGGTTCTGCGATACTCCCGCAGGTGACCAGACATCTGCCGCCTCGTCGTCGCCTGCACCGCCGTCACTCCAGTAACGTCCGCCCGCAAACAATGAATATCAATGAACCCGTGCAAGTCCTTGCGAAAACCGCCAGGGGCTCCACCTTGAAACGGCACCCACTTCTCAGCCATCCCGCAAAGGTAGCCACGCTTTATCATCTCCCGCTTGCTCCGCTCACTCGGCCGGCCCGCGCCCATTAGCTCGCCTCCACTTCCCCGCCTCCAATCGGCCGAGTCTGAGAAAGCAGCACCCGCACCTCCCGGCGTCTCTTGGTCCCCAACAAGGCCACCACAATCTGCTCTCCCATCCCGGAAAGCACCTTGCTCACCTCTCCACGCCAAGCCGTATCTCGAGGCTTGACCCAAATTGGTTCACCCACACGAGGCAACCACCTCCGCGGCAAAGGCTCCCCGAAAGCCGCAAGACCACCCTCCGAATCGTGCAAATACTCCCGCTCCAAATCAGTCCACGTCACCAAAGCCTTCCGGCGACCATAAGGACGGCGAAGAACCAAACCCTCCTTGGTCAAAGTCGCCACCAAGCGGTCACTCACAACCCGCGTCGTGTCCCGAGTCAAACGTGTCGGCATCGGTCTCCCCTTCCTCAAATCAACTCACCCGGAGGAAGAACGTGATTCTTCTTCCGCTGCTTCCACAAATGAAGACAATGCGGCATCTGGTTCACATATTCAGATCGCTTCGGGTGAAACTGTAGAACCGTCTCGTCATCGGACCAAAACAACGCCTTCACCAAACTCATCTCCTCCCAACTCGGTGTCCTGTCATGACACGAAACCGATACGTGCTCCCAACGTTCATCCGAACCGCCACTGATGATCCGTAACGGCCCAAGCTCGAAATAACCCCAAGTAGCTCCCTCCGGACTTTCGCCCAACGTCGGATGCACCCGGCGGCATTCCTCCAATTCAGCCGTAGCCCTGTCTCGCATGGTGTGTCCCCTATTATGCCCCAAAGCATCCTACTACAATCGACGAACCAGTCAAGCCGAGTAAGACCCAATCCGCCCGATTCCCTGGCTTCTTCTCCCCAAGCGTATTGGCAGCTTGCCTAAGTTAACAGGGGTTTCGTATGGAGTAGGAGGGGGGTACTACGCTACCCCCTGGCGAAAATCGACCCGGGGGGTCGGTTCGTTTTCCGGGAGCGGATGGGCCGCGGGCTTCGAAATACCCTGAAAACCCCGGGGAATACGGGCTTCGGAGCCGGACACGAGCGACTCGCCCCAGGTACAGGGACGGCCGACAGCCAGGCCGAGCAGGAGCGGCCACACCTTCGAGATCTGGCCCTCAAACCACACTACGTAGAATGAGGGGTACACACCAACTACACCCCCTTTATAAGCAACCAGGACAGCTACCCGGTTGCAGGGTCTCCGTGGGGTCTCAGTTGGGGGCGGCTTAGGTACGCCTTAGGGGCTCACGGGAAGGCGATCGTACCGAGGAAGGAGAACGTGGCGGGGGCGTACTGACAAACGAGCGCTCGGCGCCTACTGCACTAGTGAAGGCTACGTTCACTCTTACGCCCTACACCCTACGCTTCTTGGCACTACTAACCATTATAGCGGCTTAGCCTACTCGGATACAGGTGTACTTGTCAAGGGGAGTTGAGGGGCAGGAGCAGATACTTCTGAGAAAATGGTACACCTGCCCTTGACTTGGGCCGATAAGGGGCTAAGATAGCTACTGGACACGGGGGCAGGGGACAGGGCCAGTAGGCCGCGACGGCCGATAACCTACCCTAACCAGCACTGGAGACCAAGCCTTGAGTAGACCCAGACTGACCATTATTGAAGAGAGAGCCCGGTTGCACCTGGACTCACCCGTACCGGAGGCTTGGGAGGCTTCCGACCCGTTGGCGCAGGCACTTGACGCTTGCGATGGGGAGCTTGAGTTGACCGGCGAGACTTGCACGGGGTGCTACTGTAACCCGTGCGAATGTCTCCCGGATGGCTCGCCGTGTGACCCTCAGTAGGAATTAACCGGGCAGACTGGACACGTACCACGCCACTACAACCACAGGAGACTATCATGAAGACCAAAATTCTCGCAACGCGCAACGAGGAGTGGATAGCTGCCCAACGACTGGCGACCGCGGAGAATACGCCGACAGCCATGCACTACGAAGTAGAACTAGCTGCACTCCCCGAGGAGGCCCGCGCAATCTTACTGGACGACGGCGGGGGCCGATACCGCGAACGGTACGAAGGGCTCGGGTACGGTACCCGCCCTCGGAAACTATGGGCGTTCAAGTTAGTTCCCAACGAAAGCCTCAAGGCTGCCGATCAGATCGGGGATGCTATCCTCCGAGCTCAGCGCGAGCTGGCAGCTCACCTAATCGCAACGCTACAGGCCCGGATAGAGGAATTGGACCACGAGGATGACCACGAAAACGACTAACCCCCCCACCCGCCCGAGGGCAGGCGGGCCAAGCCAGAGGAGATCAATATGTTGCTGATCACAGACGTGCAAGACGGCGGTGACCGCACTTATGTGACCGTCGACGGACAAAACTACGAGCTGTCAAAATACCATGGTGGCGATGACCTCGCTTGCATACGGTGCGGGTTGCCCGAGGCATATGACGCGGACGGCGAGTGCCTGCGCGCACTCTACACCAGCCTTAACGATATGTGGTTGTGCAGCGATTGCCTGGACCAGGCAGAGGCCAGCGAAACAACGATCAGACACATCCACGAGGCCATTACCAACGGCGTGTCGAGCATGCCGGGCGAGGAATACTGGGAATCGCTGACCTATGGCGATGCAAATTGGAATGAGTGGATCATCGAGGCGCAACGAAACGGCGTCAACGCGGTGATCAAACAACTGAATTCAGATGACTAACCCCCACCCGCCCACAAGGGCACAACCAGGAGACTATCATGAACCCGATCACAGTAGACGCCAACGCGCAACTGCTTGGTGAAATCATCACTTGGGACATGGACACTATGGAGGTGGCCTATTCCGACGTCGTCAACGCCCTGCAATCGTCCGGACTGCCGGAAGGAGACGCTGCGGATCTTCGGCCCGTCACCGCGTTCGGGCGCGCCGTCAAGGATCTCAGGGAGGGGCGGAGCATCGACCGCGTTACCCGAGACCGAACAACCGGCAAAATCACCTTTCAATTCACCAAGAAGGCCCTCGGTGCTTCCGGGATCCAACTCGATTTCGCCTACGAAGCCCTTTGTCATCTTCAGCCGGATTCGGGCAATATCACGTGCCCTGATTCCCCGGAGATCGAGACGCACGCCCGCACCATGTTCGCTCACGCAATGGCGCACCGGACAACTAGCGACGTTACCCGGCTAGTCCAACGGCTGTTTGCCAACCACGCCGATCTATTTGCGATAAACCCGCGCAAGGGCGTGGCCTACTTCGTACCCGAGGCCCATCGAGACTTTACCGCGCGGGTCGAGCAATTCCTAACCACTCTTGGCGGTAGCTTGCTCCGCTTCCCGGTTCCGAAAGGCACGCCCGAGGGCAACAGAGCCGTCAAGACGAGCGTCGAGGACGGCCTAGCCGCGCTATCTCACGAGCTTGACCAGGCCGTTGAGCAATGGGACGAGAAGACCCGGGAATCGACCTTCGAGAAGGCCACCGAGCGGTGGCAGAAGATCAAGCATAAAGCCGAGGCCTATTCGGAGTACTTGGGCGACCGCCAAGCTAGTCTACTCGCCCACTTGGCGGAGCAGAAACAACGCCTTGCCAACAAGGTGCTCGCGCTGACCGAGGCCAAGGAAGCCGCCAAGAACGCCCCCGACGCCAACGGAGACGCCCCACGCCCGCTTTTCCCCGGTGCTACCGTACCCGTAGACACCACGCCCGACGACGACGACACCGACGTCTACACATCGGATAGCTACGACGTGGAGACCGGACAATTCCAGCTTGCCGGCGCGTAGTGAACTGGACACTTTGGCAAATAATACTATCACCCCACACGCAGGAGACAACCCGCCATGTTACCTCAAGAGAAATTCGCGACCATGCGAGCGGATCTTAACGCCGCACTGATCGAGCGCGAGCAGGAAATCGACCTTGCCCTTGTCGCACTGGTCGCACGCGAGCATTGCCTATTCGTCGGGCCACCAGGCACAGCCAAGTCGATGCTTTCCGACGCCCTTGTCCGATGGATGGACGGGCAGCAGTTTAAGATATTGTTAACCAAGTATTCGACGCCCGAGGAAGTGTTCGGCCCAATCAGCCTAGCCGGCTTGAAGGCGGACCGATACCGCCGGATTACGACAAGCAGACTGCCAGAGGCTCACGTTGCGTTCATCGACGAAATTTGGAAGGCGTCAAGCGCCATCCTTAACACGCTGCTAACCGTCTTGAATGAACGCGAATACGACAACGACGGGACGCGGACGGCTTGCCCGTTGCAGCTTTGCGTCGCCGCTTCGAACGAATGGCCAGGGTCGAACGGCGACGGGAAGGAACTCGGCGCGCTGTTTGATCGGTTCGCGATCAGGCGGGAGGTAAAACCCATTGCCACGGAGCGCGGGTTAGACCGGCTGTTGTGGGCGCCAACCGAGATCAAATTGACGCGCATAATCAAGCCGGCCACAATCGACCAAGCAGCCGTTGAAGCGCAGGCGATCACCTGGACCGACGAGGCAAAAACGGCCCTTCTGGCCATCCTCCGGGAGGCCAAGCAAGAAGGCATCGTTCCGGGGGACAGACGGACCCGCAAGGCCATCAGTATTTGCCAGGCCGCGGCTTGGCTTGCCGGCCACGCCCAGGTGGAGACCGACGACCTGGAAATACTCTCCGCCGTGCTATGGGTCGACCCCGCCGAACAACCGGCCAAACTGGCCAAGATCGTAGGGACCATTGCCAACCCCGAGGGGATGAAAATCAACGGTCTCCTCATGGAGGCCGAGGAGATTATCAGCGGAACCAATCTAAAGGACCTGGGGGCAACGGCAACCGCGTGCAAGAAATTGGGGGAGATCCATAGCCAGCTCACCGGCTTGACCGGCACCCGCGCTACCATGGCAGCCGAACACGTAGCCGGCGAGGTGAAGCGGATCAGGCTAGCCACCGTGGAGGCGCTCTAACCATGACCCAAGAAGAACTACTTGCCGCCCTTGAAATAGCCCCCGAAGATCCGGGCCCGATTGACCTAGACGGAGACGCCCCAGCGGTTCCGACTGGCCCACCACCTAGCCCCACTGCCCTTGACTTGGACGAGTGGAGCATGAGACGGGGGGCCGAGTCACTGGACGGGGAGATTCTTGGCCCCATCCTGGAAACCCAAGAAGACCGCGACCATGCGGAAGCCACGGCCGCCGATTGCCTTGCCGCCGCCTTCGAACCTACCCCCCAGCTTGCCGAGAACTGCGCCGACGAGACCCGGGGGAGGTACTTTGCCCAGCTTATGGAGACGCCGGAGTATGCGGCATTGCATACAGAGACCCGGCTTGACCCCATCGCCTCAGAACTCGCCGCCGGTCACTTCGCACAGGGGTACACCGCACTTGTCGAGGAAGAGGCGCAGGAAGCCCCGCCAGACGCCCCAGATTCGCCCCAGATTCGCCCCGATGAAAAAGACCGGTCAGAACTCAAAAAAGAGATTCGAGCCCTTGGAGCGGCCTCGCAGGCCCTCCGGGAGGCATCCCAGACGGTGAAGGATCTCCGCGACACCCAGCGCGCGCTTGGCGAGGGGGGCGCCGACGGGGGGGGAGCAATGCCGATATCGGAGGTGAAAGAGCGATTCGAGCGGATCCGGAACAACCGACAACTGCGCCGGATCCTCGAGTTAGCTGGCCGGTATCGGCGCGCAGCCCAGGCCCGGCAAAGGCAAAAAACCAAACACGGGCGCGACGATATGGTAGGCGTCGCACTGGGAGCCGACCTAGGCGCGATTGTCCCCGCCGAACTGGCCGCACTGGTCGACGAAGACTTAGAGCTTGACGCCCTCCGCCGGTTCTTGGAACGCTCACTAATGCAGCGCGAGTACTGCGGCCTTGAGCCCCAGGCCCAAGGGCCAATTGTGGTGGTAGTCGACGAATCGGGATCCATGTCAGGCGAACCCATCGCCACGGCAAAAGCGCTTGCGCTTTCCATGGCTTGGATTGCCAAACACCAGCGCCGATGGATCCTCTTGGCCGGCTTCAGCAACGACGCCGAGGGGTCATGGTGTGCCATGCCCCCGGACAATTGGGACCAAGCCGCCTTACTCGAATGGCTGGAACATTTCTATTCCGGAGGAACTTCCCCCGCTGTCCCGCTCCAAACGCTGCCGGCCAGATGGCAAGAACTCGGGTGCCCCGAAGGGAAGACAGACGTCATTCTGGTTACGGATGCGATTATGTCCGTCGACGCGCAAATGCAGCGCAACTTCCTGGAGTGGAAGGAACGCGCCCAGGCCAAGTACTACACGCTTGTACTTGGCAACGACGAACCCGGCGACCTCGCCGCCGTATCCGATCGGGTATGGTGCTTGCCCAACTTGGACCTTGAGCAAGATGCTATTCAGGAACTTCTTGCACTGTAACCCAGACGAAGGAGACATTAGACCATGCGAAGAGCGCACCCCCGCTCCCTCGGCACCAATACCGTAATCCACCACGCGATACTCTTGAATCGACTACCTTAGAGGCCCAACTGTCGGAATGCACCACGCCCCGACGCCTTTATGATTACGGACTCGTGCCATACGACCGGGGCGCGCGGAGGTTTGGTAGATCGATCACTACCACGTTGCCCGGATTTCAGGCTGTTGGACTTCGCGGCGGGACCTTTGAACCGCCGGGGGTTTCTATTCCGACTCATTTTGAGGTTGGGAGAATGTGTCGGCACGACGTAACCCTGAATTCAAGAGTGTAGGTCAACTCTAACCGTCTAGTATGGCTGGAACACGACACAAGTCAAGAGAAATTCCCGGCGCCGGGAGTAGGTCCCCGGTCAAGCCCGTCAGTGAGTAACCCCACTGGCGGGTCAGCCGGGACTCTGGAACCTTTACCTAGTACAGGTGGCCCCATGATTGCCCTTGACCTAGTCCACGACATCGAAAGCACGCTTCCCGCCCTGGACCGTTTACGAACCGAACCGAGAAGCCACCCGGCTTGCATATGAGATTATCCGCCGGTTCGCGACCACAACCCCGTACACGGAGACCCAACCAACCCGAGCCGTCTAACCACTCGCGGACGGCTACCGGGGGCGCGCTGACTTGTTGGGAGCCAGCGCGTACCCCGTACACACCGCCCCGGCCGAAATCGGCCCGCCATATTGCCGCCGGCTATCAGTAAGCCAGTTTGGCGAAGGAGACGTACACGCTATCTAAGGAAATTCACAACACGATCCCAGTCTAGGGTTCACCGCACCCGAAAAGCCCGGCGGGCTGTCTCCTCCCGCCGGGCCTGGCTGGGATTAAGCCATCACGTTTTTTAACCTTGGAGGATAAGCCTATGCCCCGTGTCTGCGAATCATGCGGATGCACCATGGCCCGAGGGGAACGGCGGCGGCGGTGTCCACTATGCAACCGCCTTGTCTGCTACACATGCCTCCAGGGCCGGCCTTGGTGCCGTAGTTGCGCCGCCGAGCGAAACTTGTACGTAGCCGGCGCGGCGCAACGGCCCAACCACCGCTTTCACGATGTGGGGGCGTGGGTGTGCGGTGGGTTGTGGGTCTGGGGGCGACTAATCCGGGACGGCACGGCTTTTGCGCCTCGCACCACCCGCACCGGCCGATCTGGCCGCCCACCCGAGGATGCGGACCGAGCGTACCACGGAGGCAATTACTCGTAACCGACGCCAGATTCGGACTAACACCGTAACGCGGCAAGACAGGAGAATCGTAATGAGTTGGTACGGCCAACACTCTCACATATCCAAGACTGAAATGCGGGCTCTCCTGCCTCCCGGCACATGCAAGCGTTGTGTCTATTGGTTCCGCATCGCGATTGACACGCCGGCAGTTACCTGGGACCTCGCAGACCCATGCCCGCGTTGCGGCACCCCTCGGTACAGCACACTTGTCAGCTTACAGGAGAGCAGGAGAGCTAAACCGGCCGACAGAAAAACAACCATCAACTATCTAGGGAGGCCTACCCTATGACAAGCAAACCAAAACAAGCCGTAGCCTACGCCCGCTTTTCCCCCCGCGCCATCGGCATCAAATGCCCCGCCTGTGGCCACCCCTGGAAAGTCAAATCCCCCAAGGCATCCGAGATCAAACGCGAGTGTCCGGAGTGCTACACCATCACGACTATTTCCAACTCGGAATCGTGCGAGACTCAACTTGCCGATCTGCGGGACTACGCGACCCAGTATGAGTACACGATAGTAGGTGAGTATTCCGACCTTGCGCTTTCCGGCGGCGATGACTGGACGGAACGGCCCGGGATGCTCGAAGCGGCAGCAGCAGCCAAGAAGGGCATGGTTTTCCTGGTCCGCAACTACGATCGGCTGTTCCGGGATGTGGACAAGGCCACGGTCTTTCGCGCCAACCTGGAAGCGAAGGGGGTCGAGGTGATATCAGCATCGCCACAAGAAGCCGCCGCCAACGGCAAGAGCCTCAACGCCAAGCTGATTCGGTTTGTGATTCTCTGGAAGGCGGAGCTTGACCGAGAGATTACCAAGGCCCGTACCAAAGCCAAGATGCTCCAGCACCAGGCCAACGGCCGCCGGATGTCGAAGGAGCCGCCCTTCGGTATGCAAGTGGACCCGACCAATCCCGCCCGGCTGGTTATGTGCCCGAAGGAACTGGATACCATCGGGCTGATTCGCCACCTTGTGCGGGAAAAGAAGATGGGCTTGCGCCAGACCGCGCGTGAACTGGAGAAGAGGGGCGTTGCCCGGCGCAATACATCGAAGTGGACGCACGGCTACGTGAAGACGATCCTCGACAGAGCGGAAAGAGCGGGATCCTAACCACAACCAGACCGGAAAGGTGAATCCAATGAAGTGCCGAGAGCTAGAACCCAGCGTGAGTAGCCCCGCCGCCGTTCACGGAGAATCGCATCCGCTCCCCGTCCCACTCCCATCTGAATCGGCCCTGCTCCCCTTGGCGGTTCTTGGCGAGAATCGCCAAGGCTTCCAGTGCCCGGTTCTGCCGGTGCAGGAGCAACACCATATCGGCGTCCTGTTCTATGTCGCCCGAATTATGGACGATGATCCCGTTTGCAACAAAGTTGTGCGTCCGGGGAACCGACCGGTCAAAAACCTGCGCGGTGCCCGCTGGCTTTATGTCGCGCAACCTGTCCCAGTAAATGGCGGGATTCGTAAGAGCGCGAAGGCGCGGGTGCTCTTTTTCCAGCGTGCCTAGCAGTCTCCCTAAATTGTCGCGGCCGATTCGTTTCCCTTGATCCCGGTACCCCAATCGTGCCGACGATATGCCTTGAGCCTTCGCGTGAGCAACTAATTCCGCACCGACCCATGCCCCCAATCGATTTCCGTGATTGGAACCCGTGGTGGCCAAGTGTGCCGCCTCTAGCCGCCGCCCCTTGCGGCCAGTCAAAGTGACGACGTCACGAAACTTTTGAACTTCCACCCCGTCATCGATACAAATTTTGTAGAGGGGAGTGGTGGCCTTGGTCGACGTATAACCGCCGTCGATCCGGCCATAGACCCCCAAACGTGAAAGACACCAGAGAAACTGATATGCCATCGTTCTGCTCGTCGTTGTGTACTGAACACATCGCCGGCGGGTTCGCATCTGAGGAATCGATCCATCAGTGTCAACCATCCCCGCTACTATTTCGGCAATACTCGCGTTGTCGGCCTTCGCCAAAAACCAATCGGGAATCACTTTGCATGCTGCCTTGTTTCCCCACATATCGTGAGCTTTCAACCAGCTTTTGCAAGGATTCGGCTTCGACGTGTGATAACCCCGGGTGATACCGTATTGAAACACATTCCCACTCCAGTGCTTGAGCGGGCGCGGGGTCAGGTTAAACAGATCTTCGGTCGCCTGCACAAACGCCGCCGCCAGGGCCCTGTCGCCGCAAATAAAACCGGGAGAGCCGAAACCCTGTATGTGCCCGTTGCCAAGCATCCATCCCATCCATCGAGCATGCGGAACCAATATTGCGTTCCTTGGCGGGGCCAGAACGTGAACACAAGCTACGGCATGCTCGATCGTCAACTTCGACGCCTCTACCCAGCCACGATCAGTCATCACCCGGTGTTTTTTCGTGCACTGCAAATACCGGCCACTTCTAAGACGAACCATAATAGTCGGGCTTCGTCGCTTCGTTATGTTTTCGGTTTCAGCCACAGTTAGCTCCTTATTGTTCCAGGTATACAGAGACATGGGCGAAGCCATATTACCTCGAACACCAGCCTGCGTAAAGAGCAATGTACTATCAACCGCAAGGCATTCCTTCAGCATCCCCAGTCGCGGCTCAACTACCAGACCCGTTTTCTTGTCTCGCTCATCAGCCACCCGGCTCAATTGACAGAGACAGAGCACGGGCACGTTTAACTCCAACGCTAATGCCTTTAGGTCCCAGGTGATTTTCCCCACCTGTAAATGTCGCGGCGCGCCGCGGTCGTCGGGGGTTACTCGCTGGAGATAATCCACCACGATCAAGGCCAGGTCACCCTTCGCGGCCAGCCGGCGACACGCCCGGCGGATATCCTGGACCGTCAGCCCTGCTCGGTCATGCAAAAGGATGTTCAACCCGTGTAGGTCGACGCCCGCCGCCGCTAAGAGCGCGAAGTCATCGGGGCCAAGGTCGACAGCCCGCACTCGGGCCATGGCAACGCCGGAATGCGCGCACAGAACGCGAGACGCGAGTTGCGTGCTCGACATCTCCAGCGAAGCGAAGTAAACGCCACGGTACAGGCCCATGTGCGCGGCGATCTGAAGCGCGAGCGCGGTCTTACCGATACTGGGCCGCGCCGCCAAGATGATCAACTCCCCGGGGAAGAGACCACCAACGGCCAGGTCGAAATTCTCAAGGCCGGTCATCACGCCGGCGGTTCCCTTTCTGGCCGCGATTCTATCAATGGCCATGGTCGCCTCCAGCAAAGCATCGTTGAACTCGACCGGCTCCCCCTCGTACTCCCCCGTACTTACGCCTTGAAGCACCTGCTCACACCGGCCGACAATCGACTCGACCGATTCGCCCTCGTCCCAAGCCGCCCGTAGCATCTCCGTACTACCATGAATGATGGCCCGGCGATGCGACTTGTCGACCACCAACTTCGCATAGTGCACTGCATGGGCCGCGACCGGCACCGCGTGCATTACCTCGGTCAGATAGGCCGCCCCACCAACGGCCTCGTAGTCGCCATCCCTTCTCAGCCGTTCGACCAGCAATGTTAGATCGATTCGGCCCCCCTCGCCGTGCATCCGCGAGATGTGGGCAAAGAGCTTACGGTTCGCCTCGCCGTAGAAGTCGTCGGTGACCAGAAGCGGCGAGACCTCGTCGAACAGCCCGGGATCGAGGAGGACGCTTCCCAGGACGCCCATCTCGGCGTCGAGATTTTGCGGGGGAAGCCGGTCCAGTATTTCCGACTGCGATGATGGAGGGGCCAACCTAATACTCCTTCATGGGCTCGTCGACATCTTCGTGGGGATTGCGGGGGCCGTAGTCGTCTTCGCCGGAGGACTGCCAAGATTCCAAGGCATCCTCCCAGCAGTCGCCGTTCAACCAGACGGCGGGGCCGGGGCAGAACTTACCCTGCCCCTTGGGGGATGCGGCAAACTCCCGGGCCGCATGGAGAATCACGGAGGGCACAGCCCGCTTGACCGCCTTCTGCCAACTTTCCCACGCCTTGCGCTTTTTGGTCTTACGGAGGGGCGGGTAGACCTCCCAGAACTCTTCGAACTGTGCGCTGTACTCCACGCTTGATTTCGGTTTACCTGTTCTTGTTCTTGGAGTGGTCGTGTCCGTCCCTTTTAGGGGACTTATAGGGGTTCTATATGGAGATGGAGATGGAGATGGAGTGTTGCCCTTTGGTTGCCCTTTGGTTGCCCCATTGGTACCCACGGTGGTTGCACCACCCTTAGTACCACCCTTAGTACCACCCTTAGTACCATCGTAAGTCTTTGATGCTTGAGACTTTGCGCGTCGTGTCCGGGCGGATTTCCGCCCCCCAAGACTGCTTTTCCGTATCCATTCATCCCTTTCGGCGCGTAATTCAAGCAGTTTTGGGTTCGCAATCCGGCCAGAAAGGGAAGGGTGCTTAGGGAAGCATTCGCGTACCAAGCGGCAACCACCCTTCAACCACCCTTCACCCATCCCAGAGAGCCCAGCAAGGGCCTCGTCGTCATCAGGCAGAGAGCAAGTCTCATCGCTCCATTGGCGTGCCAGAAGATTGATGTAGGCCCCTTGCTGCTCAAGCGTCATCATGGCCCTTCGGTTTGAGCCGAGCCAATCGGAGGCGTAAAAGAGGAAAGCTGGGTTCTTGGCCATGGGCTCAGTCCAGAAAAAACCCCCTCACCCGGGGTGGACAAAGGAGCGGCGCAAGAATGCGCCGGAACTCACCGGGATCGGGGGCTGTATCGAGCATTGTTCCTCCTTTGTCCAACCGCATTATCCACCCCGAGCGGGGGATGTCAAGCGGGATGTCTCACGTCAGTCAAGCACCCGGTGTTCACGTTCCTCAGCGTCTAAGTCACGTTGGTAGTGAATCCCGTAAATGCCGGGCGGCAACACGACGTCGCCGTGTTCGGGGTGCGTGACGGTTCTCTCACACTTGCACTCAATCACCGGCCCATCGAGCGGGCCGGCATCGCTGACGCGATGGACAACCACACCCACCAGGGAGTCGAGGCAATGGCGACTGCCCTGCGTGGTGCCCGGCACAAGCTGTAGTGCTGGCTCCGCCACTAGCTCCACAGCGTTGGGCAACTCGCCAAGCAGTGTGATGTACACATCGCCTTGTCGCCAGCAGTCCCCAGGCGTCGCCGCCTCGGGAAATCGCTGCTCGGCATCGTTGCGGATTACCTCGGCAGTGTCGCGGATAGCACGAATCTCGGTCTTGATCGCGTTCATTTCACGAAGCTCCTATTACTCGGACATTGCGGCTTCCAGCAAGCCACAATTGGGCCTGCTCGCACGTTTGGATTTCGCGAGGCACGTGCATCGCGAACATTTTTGCCGTTGACGGGCATGAGCATACCAGTCGTCGCTGGCCGTTCTTGGTCTGCATGAGGGCCTCCCTGGTCCCGTCAATATCGTTGCGAGACGAATCAACCACGGTCGCACCAGATGCCGACAGGTAACGAGGCCAGCCGAATCGTTCAATGCGGATCCGCTGCACCTCCATATTTGGCTCACTCTCGATCTGCGCAACCGTTTGTGTCTCGGGTCTCATCACGATCTGCTCATCAACACGGACACCCTCAATCATCCATAGAGCAAAGAGTGGGCTATACAGCACCGCTGGCCCTGTCTCGTTGTGCAGCCCGCTGCCGGTCTCGCTCCAGTGGATTTCCTTCGGGCGGCGCAGAATAAACACCTGAGAATCGCTCCACATCCACACAGGGCAAGCGTGATTCCACGCAGCAAATAGGTCGTGTTTCTTGTGCCGCGGAACACCAAGAATTTCCGCGCCGTCATACAAGCCGCACCACGCATTCCACCAAAGGCCGCAATAATAGTAGAGATTGGCGTCGAGATTGGCGCGGAGATTGTCGCCGAGATTGGCGTAGAGATTGGCGCGGAGATTGGCGCCGAGATTGTCACCGAGATTGGCGTCGAGATTGTCGCCGAGATTGTCGCGGAGATTGGCGCGGAGATTGGCGCCGAGATTGTCACCGAGATTGGCGTCGAGATTGGCGTAGAGATTGGCGCGGAGATTGGCGTCGAGATTGGCGCGGAGATTGGCGT